TGTCCATGGAGGAGTATCAGCAGTGGGAGCCTGATGCGTTCATCGTCGAGAAAAAGAGCTCGGGGACGCCACTCTATCAGGAGATGCGGCGCGCAGGGCTCATGGTGCAGGAGTACACACCCGTCAGGGGCTCGGTGAACAACCCCAACAGCAAGATGGCGCGTCTGAACTCGGTGTCGGACATCATCTCGTCAGGGCTCGTCTGGGTGCCGCCGAAACGGTGGGCGGAGGAGCTGGTCGAGGAAGTTGCCGGGTTCCCGTTCGCGTCTAACGACGACCAAGTGGACACCACGATCATGGCGCTGATGCGGTTCCGACAGGGTGGGTTTATCCGTCTGCCGACCGACGAGCAGGACGAGGAGCTGCCGTATAGGAGAAAAGTAGACTATTACTAAAAGTCGTGCTACAACACTCTCATCGCGTGCCCTCCACACGCGGTGCTCCTATGTTGGGTTGATTGCTCTGAATGGCCCGGCGTTTCTCCCCGCCGGGCCATTTTCTTATTGTGGGTCCCAGCAGAGCCGGATAAAAAGACCTCGAGGGGCGCAGCACGCGGCTTTGTGTTGGTCGAGAATCAGACTGCGCTACGGCTCATTTTCACCAAAGCGCCCCTCGCGACTCCACATTGCTAGGTTTAACACCTCGTGCTAAGGTCTCTCCGAGACCTACAGGGGATATGCCATGGCAATCGAGAAGCCGATGACGCCGTTCGAGCTCGGACCGGGAGAAGAACCGGAGATCGAGGTGGCCGTCGCCACTGACGAAGAGCCGTCAATCGAGATCGACGCGGACACGGGCGAGGTGACAATCGACTTCGGTGATGGCGAGGACGACACCGATGAGGTCGATTCCACGGCCCACGATGCCAACCTTGCCGAAAGCATTGACGATGGGGAGCTCGAGAGCATCGCCAGTGATCTGGTTAGCTCCTTCATGTCTGACCGCGAGAGCCGCAAAGACTGGGCCTCAGCCTACATCACCGGCCTTGATTTGCTGGGTATGAAGATCGAGGACCGCACGCAGCCGTGGGCTGGGGCCTCCGGGGTGTACCACCCGATGCTGACCGAGGCCGTGGTGCGGTTCCAAGCGCAGGCAATGAGTGAGCTGATGCCCGCCAGCGGGCCTGTCCGCACAAAAATCATGGGTAAACTGACGCCGGAGAAGGCAGATCAGGCCAACCGCGTCCAGAACGAGATGAATTACCTCATCACTGAGGAGATGCCCGAGTATCGCGACGAGCTGGAGCTGATGCTGTTCCGGCTGCCGTTGGCGGGTTCTGCCTTCAAAAAGACCTATTATGACCCCATTTTGGAGCGTCCGGCGTCGATTTTCGTCCCCGCCGAGGACTTCGTGGTGTCTTACGGTGCCTCTAACCTCCGCGTCTGCCCACGCTTCACGCATGTGATGAAGAAAACGGACAACGAGGTCCGTGAGTTGCAGGTTGTGGGCTTCTACCGCGACGTCGAGCTGCCCGATGCCGAGAAAGACCTGACGGACGTCGAGGAGAAGTACGCCGAGCTGGCTGGTGAGGAGCAGACTTATGAGGACGACCCCCGTCGCACGCTCTTGGAGATGCACGTGGACATCGACCTGCCGGAGCCCTTCGCCGATTCCAACGGCATAGCGCGGCCCTACGTCATCACCATCGACAAGACGTCTCGGATCGTGCTTGCAATCCGACGCAATTGGAAAGAAGACGACGCCAAGAAGCGCAAACTGATGCACTTCACCCACTACCCCTACCTGCCGGGGATGGGGTTCTACGGCACGGGTCTGATCCACTTAATCGGTGGTCTGGCTAAGTCTGCGACGTCAATCCTGCGCCAGCTGATCGACGCGGGCACGCTGTCTAACCTGCCCGCTGGTCTAAAGTCGCGCTCGCTGCGTATCAAAGGTGACAACACCCCACTTATGCCCGGTGAATGGCGTGACGCTGACGTGTCGGGTGGTACGCTCCGTGAGAGCCTGTTCCCGATGCCGTACAAGGAGCCGTCGAGCGTCCTGTACACGCTGCTGGGCAACGTCGTCGAGGAAGGCCGTCGCATTGGCTCCGTGGCAGACATCCAAGTGGGGGACATGAGCGCAAACGCGCCGGTGGGCACCACGCTGGCCCTGCTCGAGCGCAGCCTCAAGGTCATGTCGGGCGTCCAAGCCCGCCTGCACGCAGCCATGAAGCACGAGCTGCGCATCCTCGCACGGATCATCCACGACTACATGCCGGAGCAGTACGCCTACGACATGGACGGCGACTTCAACCGGATCGAGGACTTCGACGGTCGGGTTGACGTGATCCCGGTCTCCGACCCTAACGCTGCCACCATGGCTCAGCGGATTATGCAGTATCAGGCGGCTCTCCAGCTGTCTCAGCAGGCTCCGCAGCTCTACGACATGGGCAAACTGCACCAGCAGATGCTCGAGGTGCTGGGCATCCAAGACGCGAGCGACATCATCAAGCTGCCGGACGACATCAAACCGATGGACCCGGTCGCTGAGAACATGGCGCTGCTGCAGCAGACTCCGGTCAAGGCGTTCCTGTACCAAGACCACGAGGCGCACATTGCTACCCACATGGCGGCGATGCAGGACCCGAAAATCGCTCAGATGGTTGGCCAGTCGCCGTTCGCAGGGGCTATTCAGGCCGCTGCCATGTCGCACATCACCGAGCACCTCGCCTATCAGTATCGCAAAGAGATCGAGATGACTCTGGGCGTACCGCTGCCGCCCGAGGGTGAGCCGCTGCCGGAGGATGTTGAGGTCCAGCTGTCGCGCGCTGTGGCACAGGCCGCTGGCAAACTCTTCAACAAGAACATGGCAGAGCAGCAGGCCGCACAGGCTCAGCAGCAGGCTCAGGACCCGTTGACGATCATCCAGATGAAGGAGATCGAGCTCAAAGAGCGCGAGCTGGACCACAAGATCGACATCGACAACAAGAAGCTGCAGGTCAGCGCCGCGAATCAGGCTGGGAACCTCGTCATCCAGCAAGAACGTGTCGAGAGCGAGAACGACCGCGCCGCGGCAAACACCATGGCAAAGATCGCTACGGACTCCGCACGCGAGAACATCAAGGCTCAGCTGGATGGCACGCGCCTCGCTGTCGAGGCAGCACGGGTGCTCCAAGAGCGGCAAGTACGTAGCGGCGGTGGGGGTGAATGATGGAGGACACCGTCTTCGCCCTTCTCCTCCGCGGTATCACCGAGCAGCGGGTGCGCCTGATGGAGCACCTCGCTAACGGCGGGGCCAAGTCTTACGAGGACTATTGTCGTGCCACTGGAGAGTACACCGCTCTCCAGCGCATGGAGGACGACATTAAGGACCTAGAGAAAAGATTTATTGCGGACTGATACACTCCGCTGTACTTCTTTGAGCTACGCGGATGTCCCGCGCAAGGCGCTGTGAGCCTGAATCACTGCAGGAGATACCATGTATACGGCTAACAAAGTGGAGGACGAGGAGCTCAAAGCGAAGCTGCCTGAGCCCTCCGGTTACAGACTGCTGATTGCAGTCCCCGAAGTCAGCGAGAAAACCGAAGGTGGCGTGTACATGCCAGATCAGCTAAAAAAGGCTGAGGAGACGGCATCCGTCATCGGTTTCGTCATCAAAGCGGGCCCCGAGGCCTACAGCGATGCGAACAAGTTCCCGTCCGGCCCTTGGTGCAAGGAAGGCGATTTCATCATCTTCCGGTCCTACTCTGGCACCCGCTTCAAGGTCATGGGCAAGGAGTTCCGTCTGATTAACGATGACACGGTCGAGGCCGTTGTCGAAGACCCACGGGGGTATAGCAGAGCATGAGCGAGAACATCGAAGTAGAACTGGACGGCGAAGACGATCTGGAGATCGAAGTCCAAGACGACACACCCGCGCAGGACCAAGGCAAGCCGAAGGCCGCTGAGTCTGAGCCTGCCCTGAAAGCTGGCGCTGACGACGATGACCTTGAGGGGTACTCCGACAGTGTCAAGAAGCGCATCAACAAGCTGAAATTCGACTTCCACGCCGAACGGCGCGCGAAGGAGGAGGCGGCACGTCTGCGCGAAGAGGCCATCAGCTACGCTGAGAAGGTCCGCAAAGAGAACGAGTCGCTCCGCAAGGCCTATGCCGAGGGTGAGACTGTGCTCGTGTCGCAGACCAAAGCCCGGGTTGCGAGCGAGCTGGATGCCGCGCGCAAGGAGTATAAGTCGGCCTACGAGAGCGGTGACGCTGATGCTGTGCTGGCTGCTCAGGAAAAGATGATCCGTCTCCAGTCGGAGCATCAGCGCGTCGAGGCCTACAAGCCTCGCGCCGCAGAAGTGAACGCTCAGACCCAATCGCGGGCACCGCAGCAAGCGGCTCCGCAGGTGGCAAAACCTGATGATCGGGCCATGAAATGGGCTGAGAAGAACGCGTGGTTCATGAAGGACAAGGCCATGACAGGTTTTGCCATGGGCCTCCACGAGGACCTCGTTGGTCAGGGAATTGATCCGGCGAGCGATTTGTACTATTCTAAGATAGACGATGCGGTTCGCCGCACGTTCCCCGATAGGTTTGACGACGGGCAAATTGAGGAAAAAGCACCTCGCCGTCAGACTGGCCCCGTGGTCGCCCCTGCTGCTCGCAGCACGAAAGCCCCACGCAAGGTCGTGCTAACCTCCACTGAGGCCGCTCTCGCCAAGCGTCTTGGTGTACCTCTCAAGGTGTTCGCGGCGCAAAAGCTAAAGGATATGACAAATGGCTGATCGGACCCCACGTACTCTCGAGACTCGCGAAAACACGAG